AGTTTGTCGCCGTCGAAATGACGACCAAGCCCCTGGACATCGATTGCGGCGGCGGTATTACGGTGCAACTCACCGGCCAGATGGATCGCTGCCGCTTGCGTCGCTCCACTGCGGGCCTCGGCATTCAGGATCTCAAGTCAGGCGGCCAAGCCGTACAGAAAGGCGAAGCCAAGACAAAGGGGCACAGCGCACAGATCGGCACTTACGAGGTTTTGACCGAGCACACGCTCGGTCAACCGATCACGGAGCCGGCCGACATTATTGGGCTCAAGACGTCCGGCACGCCCGAAGTGGCAATTGGCCATATTCAGAACGCACGACGCGTGATGGTCGGCACTGAACAGCACCCGGGCCTCATCCAGTTCGCAGCTGACATGTTCCGCAGCGGCCTCTTTCCACCCAACCCACAAAGCCTGCTGTGCAGCGAAAAGTTTTGCGCGCGCTGGTCAAAGTGCCCCTATCACGAATGATTCTGGAGTAACGATCAATGAATGCTGAATCACGCACCACCCTCAGTGAATTGCGCTCGCCCGCGCCCCGCGAGGCCAGCATGCCGGCCGTCACACCCGGCTTCGGATCCTTGCAGTCGTTCGAATTGATGCAACGCGCCGCAAACCTGCTGGCGTCATCCACGCTGGTACCGGCCGCGTATCGGAAGGTGATTGAGAAGCTCGACAGGTACGGCAACGTCAAGGAATCGCGAGAGAACCCTAACGCCCTCGCGAACGCGGTTGTCGCGCTCAACATGGCGCAGCGCATGGGCGCCGATCCCCTGATGGTCATGCAGAACCTTTACATCGTTGAGGGCCGTCCGTCCTGGTCGTCGCAGTGGATCATCGCCGCTATCAATAGTTGCGGTCGGTTCTCGCCTCTGCGCTTCGATATCAAGGTGCTTGGCCAGAAAAACGTCGACTACACGGAAACCTATTGGGACAACAATCAGCGCCAAAAGCGTACTGTCACCGTGCCGATCACGGACAAGGTATGCATCGCTTGGGCCATCGAGAAAGAAACCGGCGAACGCCTTGAATCGCCAGCCGTGTCGATTGAAATGGCGGTCAAGGAAGGTTGGTACACGAAGAACGGCAGCAAGTGGCAGACGATGGATGACGTCATGCTGCGTTACCGCACGGCGTCCTTCTTCGGAAAGCTGTATGCGCCCGAATTGCTGATGGGTCTCCAATCCGCCGAGGAAGTCGCCGACGTCGTCGACGTGCACGATGACGGCAGCGTCACCGTCTCGCGAACGCTCGACGAAATGCGTGCGGGTCGTGCGCCGGCAGCGCAGGTAGTCGAACCACGGGACGAGGCGCAGCAACAACGCACGGGCACCGGTGCCTCTAAAGCCGACACATCATCGCCCACCACTCAGAGTGAGCCGGCGGCCGAAGCGCAAGCGTCAGCGATGCAGACGGAGGCCACTGGCGACGACCAGAACGGCCTTTTCGACGAGACCGGCTTGATCCAGGGCATTCGCGAAGAGATCGAAATTGCAAAGACGCCAGAGGAGCTGGATCTCGCGCGCAGCCTGATCCGCGACGTGGCCGATGAAGCCGTAAAGGCGGAACTAAACGCTTTGGCCTCCGCGCGCATGCGCGCGATCAACGACGCGCAGGCGCAACCGGCCAGCGACCGCCAGCAGACGCCGGCGGCATCGGCCGCGCAGCGCCGCCCGCGCGCACCGATCAGCGCCGAATAACTGCAACCTGAAGAAAAGGATAGGCAATGAGCCACTCACCCGACGAGAAGCAAGTGCTGGGCATGACCGCAGCAACTGTTGGCAAGGACCTGCTCTCCGCACTTGTTCTCGAAATGAAGATGCTGCCCGACGTGTGGGTCAAGCTCTCCGAGACGAAGCAGAACGACATCACCGACCGCCTTCGCAAGCGCGTCGAAAACAGCGTCAAGATGGCGGTCCACCTGATTGCGAGCGACGGCCGCATGGTTGTCGTAGGCGACCTCGACAAGATCACCATCAAGGACGGCGCCCAGGCCGTGATTAAGATCGGCAAGTCGGCCCCTTCTCTGCACGAGCTCTACGACGCCCAAGGCAAGGCCGTGCTGATCGTTGTGTCGGACGCGGGCGAGCATACGGGCGGCATGGACGAAGTGCGCGGCGAGTCTGACCAGCGCGGACTCGATCTCGGGGGCGAATACACGGCCGAGGACGGCGACGGCATGGACGACGTCGTCGACGCCGAGTTTCGCCCGGTGGCCGCTCTGGGCGATGGGCCACTGCAGGCGGATCTCGACCGTGAATACGCCGCTGGCCGTGCGGCAGCCGAGGCAGGACTGCCGGAGAGCGACTGCCCGATTATGGCCGGGGAACTGTGCATCGCCTGGGTCAAAGGCTGGAAGTCGTGGCACGAGGACAACCGCGAGGACCAACCGGGAGGCGAGGCAGCATGAAGCTCACGCACATCTTCGTGCGCGACGTGCTTGCAATTGCCGAGGCGGACGTCGCGCTCACAAAGCCCGTTGCGCTATTCGCGGGCCACAACGAGGCCGGCAAAAGCAGCATTCAGGAGGCGGTTCGCATGGCGCTGACCGGTGAGACG